TTTCCTGCTCTCATTACGGATTGGCGCCGGCAATGGCGAAGTGATTTCCTACGGGGGGAAAAACGAAGCGTGTCAATATGTGGTCGGCCTAAAAATGGGTGATTGCTTTGGTTTTCAAAGCGTTATGGTGGAATAGGGGAGAGTGCCCTACAAAACGAAGCGTTTACATCGCTTTACATTGGGCTTACATTTGAGCTCTGTTTGAACGCCGTTCAAATGAAATGCTTTACATTGAACGTAGGGTAGGGGAGAAATAGGCCATCGCACTGTCGGTTTACTCCTGTGATCTGTTTCTGATCAGCTCTCATATACAAAGGTAGGCAAGAAGATCGGTTTATGCAAGTGGAGTAGGGGAGTACGTACTACTCTCTCCTATTTCTTTCATTAAAATTATTCTATATAGATGATATTTGGTATATTTGCAGCAAAATAAATGCAATATACTATGACTAAAGTTATCCATGTGCATCTGATTTATGAGAAAAAGAACCTCTATTTCGGTAGCATTTCCGCCATATTTGATACTTTGACGGAGAGTGAAGTCGGTATCACCAAGAGCAGTCTGTTACATGCTGGTTTGACCGATGGATCTGTGAAATACACGAAACGTGCGATGATTATCCAGTCGCACTTGATAAAGACTACCAGAAAGGGCTAAAACGGCCTTAGAACGTCTATAAAGCCGCTTTTTGCGGCTTTTTTTATGTCCTTTGGGTGGTGACCTTCTCAAATAGTACATCTGAAAGAAGCTACTACTTATTTGAACGGTTTGAATGGTCGGAAAAAAGGAAAGGGGTGACATTTGGAGTGACATTTGGGGTGACAAAAAACAATATACAAAAACGAAACGTTTTGTTTGGGGTGACATTTGGAGTGACAAAAAAACAGTCTTTTTGAAGGCTTTTTTATATGAATACTCCTTTTTCGTACCTTGTTTTCTTTCGTTTATAAACTATTGCAGGGGGTAAATAATATTTCATAAATAATTATTTACTCCCCTATATTTTATATTATAGTTTTAATAATCAGTGTTTTACTACTTTTTACCCCCTTTGCCCCATAAAACTCGTTTTATCCGACACCTGCAAGTGTTGAACTCTCCGCACCTGAAACACGCCCCGCACTTTCCTGTTTGAGTTGCACGATTGTTTGTTTAAGTATTCCTATTTCCTCTGCTTGTTGGGCTATTTTCTCTATAAAAAATGAAGTTTCAGAACTTGGATTACTGGAGTTATTAGTTTTAGAGGCGACAAATGCATCCCCCTCTCCCATTATAATCCATTCTATATTAGTCGTTGGGTATGATAATTTCAGACGCCGAAGAAGTTCTATTGATAATTTCTTTCTTCCGCTTTTTATATCACTGATACCTGCTTTATTTGTTCCTAAATCATTCGCAGCCTGAACATAATCTGTTATTATGCCCTTCTCTTTTAATTCGTCAAGAACTTGTATAAATCTGAAATTCTCATCCATAATCTTGATAAAGTATGAAAAATTACGCAATTTTATTTTGTAGTATGAAAATCTCATACTATATTTGCAACGTGTTCAAAGTGTGAACGCCGCCCCAAATCTACAAAAAAGGCTTGAGGTGACAATGAGAAATATAATAAAGAAGAAAATGAAAGCATTGAAAGTAACCGTTGACTGGGCAGAAACGGACCTGTTTGCTGCCACCCTTAAAGAGTTGAATGATGACGAAAATATTTTCGCCTACCAGATTGACGCGTTGACCGGTATCGTGGTCTGCGAGGACGAGTGCGGCCTGGCTTACTGCCGTTCCTGTTTTGACTACCGGGTAACCCCGACAATAGAGGAGCTTCGATAGATTTTCCGGGCGGTTAGTTCAGTTGGTAGAACACGCCAGACTCCCGCAAGGGAGAGGCCATGGTCCGTGGTTCGAGTCCGCGACCGCCCTCTACAATAATTTAACATATCAGCGAATTATGAAAGAACGAATAGTCGTAGAATACAGCGAGGTGGGTAAGATCGCTGGTTTGCTGGGTTGTTCCCGGGAAATGGTCTCCCACTCCCTTGCATTCCGCAAGAACAGCAAGTTGGCCCGTTCCATCCGCAAGCTCGCTATCGAGCGTGGTGGTACCAAGGTAGGTGATAACTCTCAAAAGAAGGACGGCGATGAAAAGAGACCTGATGACACTGTTCGGTGACCAGCTGTGCTGGTTCACCCGTCTGAACCGGAAACAGCGCCTTTGCGTGCTTTATTTCTGTCTGAGTTTTGGGATCCTGCTTTCCGTGGTCTTCGACCACCCGCTGCCGGAGCTTCTCGTAGTGTTGAACTTCGGGGTTTCAGCGCAGCTGATAAAGAGGCATGTCCCTTTGAATGATTTGGAGAAGTGATAATCGGACTGGGAGATGGAATACTATAAGAAAACATTGTGTGTAACCCATGAGGAGCTGACTTCTGGTGATGATCCTGTCATACGCTCCGATACTTTACGCCAGAATGTACACCGTGGTAATATCCAAAGTGCCCATCGTGGTGGTGGCGAAGGTGGATACGCGCTATACATCTATTCCTCCCTTCCCGATAAATACCAGAAACGTTTTGTTGCCAAGTACGGCGATCCTGAACAGAAACTGATACGAGAAATGATTATGAGCAAAGTGAAGAAAGACGAGAACGCGGAGCTTTTCTTTGAGGAGTACCGCTACGACAAGAACGGTGAGCAGGTTCCCCTTCCCGAGCGTATCCAGGCCGAGTATGTATGGAACGCTTCGGTGCTTAACGCGCTGATCAGCGAGCTGGACACTCTTCGTCCGAAACGCAACATGCTGGGGGGTAGCCGTAATGTATGGGAAACGTTACTTGCCAGGGTCGAGGAATGGCGCGAGGAGTACGCGCATACCCTTCCGGGCAGCGAGGGCCGCCTGAAGAGCCTTGTGAACCAGTACAGGCCGCAGAACTACGCGGTACTGGTCAGCGGCAAGTATGGCAACAGCAACACGTTGAAGATCGAGGAGGAAGCCGGGCGTTACCTTGTCGCGCTGAAACGGAGCCGCGTCCCTGTCTATACCGACATGCAGATATTCGAGGAGTACAACCGTGTCGCCCCGGAACGTGGCTGGAAGCCCCTGAAGAGTCCCCGCAGCCTTCGCGAATGGCTTAACAGCCCCCGTATCGAGCCTTTATGGTATGATGCGGTCCACGGAGAGATGAAGGCGCACCAGCGTTACGGCCGCAAGCACAAGACCGAACTTCCCAGCCGCCGTGACAGCCTGTGGTACGGTGACGGTACGAAATTGAACCTCTACTACAAGGACGAGCATGGTAATGTCCGCACCATCGGTGTGTACGAGGTCATGGATGCCTACAGCGAGGTACTGCTGGGCTTCCATATCAGCGAGAACGAGAATTACGAGGCGCAATATCACGCTTACCGCATGGCTCTTCAGACAAGCGGGCACAAGCCTTACGAGCTGGTCCATGACAACCAGGGCGGTCACAAAAAACTGGAACGTGTCTCGGATGGTCTGCTGGCAAAGATCAGCCATATCCACCGCCCGACCGCTCCCTACAGCGGCCAGTCGAAAACTATCGAGTCGGTTTTCGGCCGTTTCCAGAGCCAGGTCCTGCATAAGGACTGGCGGTTTACCGGTCAGAACATCACCACCAAGAAAGCATCCAGCCGCCCGAACCTTGAGTTCATCGAGGCCAACAAGGACAAACTTTACACCCTTGCCGAGCTGAAGGCGAAATATGTCGAGGCACGCCGGGAATGGAACGAGATGAAGCATCCGGCCACCGGTATTTCCCGGATCGGGATGTACAACACCAGTGTGAACGAGGAGACGGAAGCGGTGACGGCACGTGACATGGTGGATATTTTCTGGGTGATGACCTCCCGACCGAGCACGTTCACTTCTTCCGGTATCGAGGTCACGATCGGCGGCAAGTCCCGCACCTATGAGGTTTATTCCTCCCCGGGCGTTCCGGATCATGAATGGCGTCGTCGGAATACTTACAAACAGTTCTATGTCAAGTATGACCCGTATGATTTTGGCAGCGTCCGGCTGTACTGGAAGGACAAGGGCGGGGAACTCCGTTTCGAGCGTGTCGCCGAGCCCTACATGGTTATCCACCGTGCCATCCAGGACCAGGAAGAAGGCGAGGCCGCCTTCATCCGCCGGGAACAGGAGGCCAACGTGCAGGACCGCGTGGAACGTCAGGTGGTTGCCAAGGAAATAGAGTACGAGCACGGGGTGGCTCCCGAACAGCACGGTCTGAACACTCCGAAACTGAAAGGTATTACGGCCGAGGTGCAACGTCAGATAGACCGTCGTACAAAGAAGTACGGCCAGCCTCCGGAAGAGATTTCCCTGGGGCGTTCCACCAAAGTAATCAGCAATATAAGCTGGGACCAGCTCGGTCGTCGTGAAGTGGACAAACGGAAAATAGTCGGAAAATTTTAAAGAAAATTGATTATAAAAATACGATTGGTTATGGAAATTACAATGAAAGAGAAAAACGCCATCAGTGAGCGCCTTCGCGCTTATGTGGCTAAATACCCGAGCCAGACGAAGGCCGCGGGCAGCCTGAAAGGTGTCAGCGTGGGTACCGTGAGCAATATTCTGAACGGCCGTTTCGAGAACATCAGCGATGAGATGTTCCGCAATGTGGCCTCCCAGGTGGGAGGTATGGGCACACCCGGCTGGCAGATCGTTGAGACGGGCGCGTACCAGGAGATTACCGAAGTGCTTTCCGACGCGCAGCGCTGGCGTAGCGTCCGCTGGGTGACCGGCGAGGCCGGCTGCGGTAAGAGCACCACCGCCCGGGTGTACCTTCAGGATCACAAGGAGGTTTTTTACATCCTTTGCTCCGAAGACATGAAGAAGGGCGATTTTGTCCGCGAGATTGCCCGTACGGTCGGAATCCGTACCGAAGGCTGCAATATCCGCGAGGTGTGGGGGCTTATCCTTGACGACATCATCCAGATGGACGCGCCCCTGCTGGTGTTTGACGAAGCTGACAAGCTAACAGAGCCGGTGTTCCACTACTTCATCAGCCTGTACAACAAGCTGGAGGAGAAATGCGGTGTCGTTTTCCTGAGTACCGACTATATCGTCAAGCGTATCAGTAACGGGCTGAAGTACCAGAAGCCCGGTTATAAGGAATTTTTCAGCCGTATCGGACGCAAGTTCTTCACTTTGGAGCCGACTGACCAGAATGATGTCTATATTATCTGCACGGCGAACGGGCTGACTTCCCGGCAGGATATCGATGTCGTGATGAAGGAGGCTGCCACCTGCGATTATGACCTTCGCCGCGTGAAGGATTCCATCCATAAGGTAAAACGCATGAGTGATTTGTAACCCGTTCAAATACCGTTCAAACGTAATTTTAAGGATATGGAAAACAAATTTGAATACCTGAAAATCGACGGCCGTGACCGGCTTCCCTCTCCCTGGAGCAGCTATCCCGTCCTGACGGAATACGAGACTGTCCCCGTTTACCGGAACGGTCGCGATTACCTGGACGCTCTTGTGGGGCAGCAGGACGGCTGGTGGACTTCCGGTGTACACATGGAAGTGGACGGGTCCAGCGGCGGTTTTAATCCGGGACGCAAATGGGGACAGTTCGCTACCCGAGAGAACGCCCTTCTGTGGGCGCTCGGCTGGATGCTCTGCCATGACAATCTGCGGGGCGCCGCACGGCAGGCCGTTCTTGACAAGATTGACGATATCCGGCAACTTAAACTTTTCTGACCATGAAGCGTGCATTGAGTGTAAAGGATATCCTCAGCAAGAAATATGAGGTATTTCCCTTCGAAGGAAAGTGGAAGGAGGCCTTCGACACCCCGGAACGTACGGGTGTATGGTTTATCTGGGGTAACAGCGGTAACGGGAAGACTTCTTTTGTGATGCAGTTGTGCAAGGAACTGTGCAAGTATGATCGTATCGCGATCGATTCTTTGGAAGAGGGTACGCGTCTGACGGTCCAGAACAACCTGAAACGCTTCGGCATGGCTGGTGTGAGCCGCCATCTGGCCTTCATCAAGGAAGACATCCCGGCGCTGAAGGAACGCCTGCGCCGTCATAAGAGTTACAACATCGTCGTGATTGACAGTTTCCAGTACACGCGGATGACCTACAGTGACTATATCCAGCTAAAAGAAGAGTTTCCTGACAAACTGTTCATCATCATCAGCCATGCGCGCGGCAAGCATCCTAAAGGTGATGCCGCCACGAGCGTGATGTACGATGCCGATCTGAAGATATGGGTGGAGGGTTATGTGGCGTACAGCAAAGGGCGGTACCGCGGTTCCACCAGCAAATATGTGATTTGGGAACTGGGGGCTTTGGAAAATGGCAGTAAATAAGAATCCCCAGCCGACCTTCACAGACCGGCGGGGACGAGACGTAGTTTTAAGCGACCGGTAACGGTCAGTGCAAAAGTAATGAATTTCATTTGTAAATCAATGTGATTATGAGCAAGATCGAGAAACAACTTGAAATCTGCCCTCCCGCCTATATGTGCAAGGGACCTAACCGTGAGAACTTTGTCAGTACCGGCCACAAGTGCGGCTACTGCAAGGGTAACGGCTGGTTCTGGGGGACGGAGGAAGGCAGCCGTGAGGATATACGGAAACCTTGTCCGGTCTGTGAAGGCAGCGGTGAACTGGATGCGGTTATAACAGTGGATTGGAAACCAACAAATAAATAATCATCATGGGAAAGAAGAAAACAATAGAGAATTGTGTGGGTACAGTTACTGTTTCCACCAGGATCCAGAACGGTGCCGTAACGACCACTTACCAGTTCAAGGCCGGTTTTGCCGCTCATGGCTGGACTGATAAAAGGGCTAAGGACGTTGTCCGGCAAATGAAGTCTGGTGTGAAAAATATGATTTTCGCGGATAAAGAACATTTCGGTATTACTGATACGTCCAAAGTGACATTTTACGGTGGTGTCAAGGTTCTTGAGTGCGATTATATTCTTGAAAAATAACATATTATCAACCATTAAAATTTTACTAAAATGATTACAGAAAAACAGAAAGAGTCAGTAATGGAACTCTGCCGGTATGTGGAGAACTTTTGTAAGGAGAACGGCCTTAGCGCTTTTATGAGTGTTGCGGCCAGTGAGGAGCATCCGGACGGGCTTGAGCAGGTTGCGGGTTCAATCGTAACCGGCAAGGGTGACCATGTTATGGGTTCCATATCTGGAACCGTCAAGGCTGACAAACGTGTCTGCATGTTGCTGTCCATGGCGCTGATGCAGGCCCAGGTGAAAAAGGCGGATATCAATGTTATCCCGTCTTGGGGGGATTTGAATATGAACTGATGAATGTAGCATAAACAGCCATGAGTGAGAATAACAACAAACAGAAACGTAAACGCGTCTGTCCGCATTGCGGCCGCAAGTTGTGGATGCGTGAATTTTATCCGCTGAAGAACGGAGGCCGGAGTTCCTGGTGTCATGAATGTGTGCTGGAATACAAACGGGAGCGGTACCGTAAGACCCGAAGGTTCCCGATGGTACTTTCATGCACCGGACCCAGGGGCGGATCGTGGAGCATAACGGCTACTCGACGCGTATATTCTGGAACGGCAATATGCTTTCCATCATGCGTCGCCACTATCACAATACCCTCAACCGGGAGCTGGCTGAAATGCTCGGTGTTTCCGAACGCAGTGTCACCCGGAAGGCCCGAGAGATGGGACTGGAAAAGGACAAAGGTTTTGTAGCCTCCCTTAGCCGGGAACATCTGTTGCTGGCAAACGCGAGAAGTAAGGAACTGGGATATCCGGGCGGCTTCACCAAGGGGATGAAGTTTCGGGGAAACCAATACACCGGAAGGATAAGAGTTGAATAACCTGTAACACTTCAATATTATGAGCAATATATTCAAGAAATTCGAAGGTCTGAAGGTCCGTGTGCAAATCGTGAACGGTTTCGGTCTTCCGGTTGACCGCCAAGGTTACGTGGAGGTTGAGGAGAACTGGGCTTATCTTTACGAGAAAGGACAGAAAGGAAACAGATACATTATGGCGATCAACACCAACAGGAATAGTGTGGTGTCGGTTGAAGTGATTCACCAGAAACGGAATGTGGATAGCCGAACCTCTGGTGAATCAGAAGGAAAGTTCCAAAATGATACCTACCAAAAAGGTGTCATTTCTCTGGGAAAATGACATTCAGATTGAATTGCGCTACATAGCCGCAGTTTTGGCAATATCCGACAATGACAGGGATAAAATTGATGCCATTATCAGCTTTTAATTGCATCCCTTCCCGTTGGAACGATAAAATTTGAGACTCACCTTTACCGAAAATAAAGTTTGTTCTTTGTTTGCACATGGGACATTCGTACGGTGAACATTTCTTGTTGATCTCGGCCAAAATGGCATTAGCATTTTCTTCTGTAAATTTCATAATTGTAAAATTTAAAAGTGACAGACAAAAATAATGAATCAGGGTACGTTCTCCGGCATAATTGTAAAAGTTTTAAGTGACGTTTTAACTTCTTTTTGGAGGCGTACCCTTTTTAAAGGGATAATTTAAAACCGACATAGCCATGCAGATAGACATCAACAGCCGCAAGCAATTGAACAAACCCGAGAATTACTCGGCGTTTTACAGCCTTTTGAACCGCCTTCCGACATCCGATCGTGACGCGCTGAAGGAAAGCATCGTTTCCCAGTACACGGAGGGACGTACCACGAGCCTGCGTGACATGACGCTGAAGGAATACAGTGCCGCCGTGGCCGCCATGCAGAAGCTGGTACCGCCCACTTACCAGGAACAGCTCCGGAAGATCCTCCGCCAGAAGCGCTCCGCGGTATTGCACCAAATGCAGTTGTTGGGCATTGATACGGCAGACTGGGACAAGGTGAATACTTTCTGCCTGGACAGCCGTATCGCCGGCAAGGAGTTCCGTGAACTTGACTGTGAGGCGCTGGACACATTGCAGGTGAAGCTGCGTGCCATCCGCCGTAAACGTGAGAATAAACAACAATAACAACCATTTAATTTTTAGTTATGGACCTGAAAGAACAATTAAAAAGCCTGTCCGCCCAGGACAGGAAGGAGCTTTTGAAACAGCTCCAGCAGGAAGAGAAGGAAAACAAGCGTAACCGGCGCGACGCCTATGAGGGCCTTCGTGCGCAGTTCATGCTTGAAGTGAAGAACAAGCTGCTCCCGGTCGTGGATGATGTGAAAGCGTTTCGCGACTGGGTGGAGAAGGAAGCCGCCGCCTTCCGTGCGGTGATGCGTGAATACGGCCAGCTCCGCAAGGACGAGCAGGCGAGTTTCACCATCGTGGACGGTGACATGAAGCTGGAGGTGAGAAGCAACAAGGTGAAGAGTTTCGACGAGCGTGCCGATCTTGCCGCCGAGCGCCTGGTGGACTACCTGAAGCGTTATGCCATGGGGCGCGAGCTGGGTACCGATGATCCGATGTACCAGCTCGGCATGACGATGATCGAGCGTAACCGCCAGGGCGACCTGGACTACAAGTCGGTGAGCAAGCTGTACGAGTTGGAGGACCGTTTCGACAGCGAGTACACTGAAATCATGGATCTCTTCCGTGAGAGCAACGTGGTGTACAAGACCGCGGTGAATTATTATTTCCATAAACGTGACGAGAACGGTGTCTGGCACCGTATCGAGCCTTCATTCTGCCGTTTGTAGTATGGAAAAGACGAAGAATATCGCGCCTCATGTGATGGCCTGCAAGAACTGTGAGGGCAAGGGCCGTGTTTTCTACACGGACCAGGGCGGTGCCCCTTCCTCCTCCCGTTGTCCTGTCTGTAAGGGCAGCGGACGTGTGAAGGTGCAGAGCAAGGTGATCACCCGTATCGAGCCTTTTGTTCCGGGTGAGGATGACACTGAACTGATGACCATGTGATTCCGTTCACACTCTAAACGGAAAAACGCCGCATCCATGCACGATGCGGCGTTTTTTTATCAACATCCCCGGTTAAATGGCTAATTTTGCAGCATATACTTAATTTACTTTATGGCCAAAGGACGAGACAAGACGCTTATAGAACTCCGTGATGAAGCCCTGTGCCGCCGTTACTATTACTGGACGGAGGTGCAGCGCCTGCGCTTTGATGACGCTTTGAAAGTGTTGTCCCGGCAGGAGTTTTTCATTTCCGAGGAGCGTATCATGTCCATTATCCGGCGCAAATGCCGGGAACTGAAGGAGCTGGAGGTAAAACCTGTCCCGAAAGTGAAAAAGCCCCGTCTGACAGCCGTCCAGCTCTCGCTTTTCACGGGCGAATGAACCTTGCCGCCCCTTCCTGCATGGCGGATTCGTCGTGCAGCGTGAAGGAATACACGGTTTCATACACCTTGATGTTTCCGGGGAGGGAATAGTCCCGGCTCTTCGCTCTGACCAGCGGGCTGGCCTCTTCCGAACATAGGAATCCCTGAAGTGTTTTATACAGCTTCTTCGCTTTCAGCTGGCGTTCCCTTATTTTATCATAGGTGCCTGAAGTGTAGTGCGTGTCGTCGTAACAGTCGATGGCCAGGCGTGTGGTGATGAACGACTCGCTTTTCTGTACCCCGTACCCGATGTCGTTCCAGTCGGATTCGGTGTTTCCGATCAGTACGCAAGGGAAGGTTACCGGGTAGTGGTCCTCTTCGGCTCCCGCTTCGAGCTGTCCGTAATCTTCGTCAATGTATGACAGCTCCGGCATCTTTTCGGCGATGCGTTCCATGATTGCGATGAATATCTCTTCCATGTTGTTATAAATTTAAAATGTTTCTGATTTCGTTCTCCATTTTCTGGTCTATCTTTTCGGACAGTTCCCGGCTTTCCCCGAGGAACTGTCGCTGGGGTATGCGTATGCGGAGCTTTTTCTTTTTGGTCAGTGCCAGCCTTTTCCATTTCAGCGCCTCCGGATTCTCCTGCGGTTTATTGCTTGCGGCGGAACCCCCTTTTCTGCCTTTTTTTTTGCCCGTGGCGGCTTTTTTAGTCTTGCCTGAAGCCTGGTAATACTTCGCCCATGCAAAGCGCCGCATTTGGGGCGTGACGGTCGGGTTCACTTCTCCTCCCCAGTTCTGGACGGGCGCGTATATGAGGTCGTTGGCCACTCTCACCCTGTAGTCCGCCGGCACGTATTTGACGGAGCTGAAGAGGTGGTTTCTTCCTGAGAGTAATGTCCCGTACTGCCCGGCCGCATCGGTCCGCCCCGAGGACAGCCTTTTCGCTTTCGGCCACGGGTGTAGCCCTCCGTTTACGAAACCTTCCTTTCGGAAGTTGTCCTGGAAGTGGTCTTTCGCCATGCGTCCGGCTATGACCGGCATCCTGCGTCTCATCAGGTTGTCGAGCTCCTTCCGTTTGGCTTTTATCAGCTTTGAAAATTCTTTTATGTCCATAAATGACTGATTTAAAAAAAATATTTTATACTTTTGCAAAGAGGCATTTTTTACGTGCCCGTCATGTGTTATGAATGTACCTGAACAAGTAAAGAATGAGGCCCGTCCGCTTATAGAACAGTACGGTGATTCCTTCGATTACCTTGGTAATCGCGAGGGCCAGGAGGCTTATCTGTTCCGTTTTCCGGATGATGCCACTGTCGGTTTCCCCTTCCTTTATCTTTTCAAGGACGGTGAGGCCATGGAGGTGACCGGCCCGGGCGTTTTCGACTTCATTGATTTATACACCCCCGGTATCGAAGATGCTGATGAAGTCGGTGTTGAATAGTTTGTTGTCTATTCTCATTATTCCCCTGCAATAATGCGGATTCGCCTGTCCACTTTCGCACAAGTATCTTACATCTTTCCATTCATTGACGGAACCTTTGGAATTGTCATGCTGCGGTTCGATGTAACGCAATTCTCCATCGTTAAACCGTTGTAAGATCGTTGCATGTCCCCCTCCGGATTTCCATCCTATACTCAACTCGTAAACTCCCTCATCCTTGCAGGTTTCTTCAAAAAATTCCCGATACCGTTTAGGAGTCATTTTCATATATTGTTTTGATGCCATCCAGCCGGTGATGCTCGTGTGTTTTGCTTGTGTGCCATCTATGTTTTTCCACACTTCCCACGCGTTTGTCCCCCTGCTCAGATAGTCCAGTTTGGATCCTGGCGTGTTGCCCTTTGCTGTAATGTCAAACCCTTTTAATCTTAAGGCATAGGCCGGCGCACAAGTCTGGCAGTTGATTCCATATTGTCTGTCGGCAGGTTTGAAATCCGGATTCTTTGAGAATTTGTTTCCCTGTTTGTCCTGGTATAATCCTTGAGGGTCCGGGATGAATTGTTCCTTATGCTTCGGGTTGGCGTTCTGTTTGTCCGCTTCCTCTACTGTCATGGGTTTCCCTTTGGTGATTCCAAGTGTTTTTTCCATTTGCAGGTTGTGTCTTGCTATGGCTTCTTTCTCTTCCAGTGTCAGGTTGTCCGGCATTTCCGCTATCATTTCCTTGATACGCAGTGTCAGTTTGTCCACTGTCTTCTTTGCTCCCCGGTGCGCATCCTTTTGATATGGGTGCTTGTCCGAGAAAAGTTTTGCGTCCTTTCCCGGGTTGTTTTCCAGTCCGGGTTGCGGTCTGTTGTCCGGCCCGCTTCCCGGTACCGCTGTCGGCGCTTCATCCGTTGAGGAGAGCGTACACTTGCAGTTCCACCGGTCCCCCGGCCTGTGCTCGTTCCAGAACGGATCATCGACGGGGCGTATGGTTCCCCAGAACACGCGGTGGTCCGCTCCCGGGTGTACGGATGTTGAGGGCATCCATTTGAGGTTCGGCAGGATATCCTTCTCCCGCTCGAACTGTCTCCAGTCGGCCGCCTGATGCGCCCGTATGACTGCCGTGTCGTATTCGGTACGCAGCCAGTGGACCATCTGGTGGTCCGCTATGGGCATGACGAGTTTCAGCCACTGTTCAAACGGCCTTAAATTGCCGTTTTCGTCCAGCAGCAGCGCCGCCATGTCGTTTTGTGCCCGGTGTACCTTGAAAGCGGCAAATACGGCGTTGTTCGCACGTATTTCGCGGTAGAAGTCATAATCCGGATCATCGGCTTTCCGTGCCCCGAACCCCTTGTCTGTGGCGTTGTTCATCGTTTTCCACGTGGCCTCGAACAGGTTCTCCTCGATGTCTGTCATGGGATGGAACTCCTTGCCGTATATGTTCTTCAGGGCTTTCTTCAGTACCTCCTCATCAAAAGAAAACACGTTCTCCACCTGCTTGTTTTCCAACCGGTAGAGGTCGTTCATCACCACTCTAAAGCTGCCCCGTCTTTCCCCGGGGCTTTCGCAAAAAAACGTTTCAGCCAGTTATACGCGTTTTTAAGGGCGTTTTTCTTCTCTTTGGGAGTCTTTTTGCCGGTCTCCGGCATCTCCTCTTCTTCCTCCTCCCGTTCCCCGGTGGTTGCCGCTTTCTCTTTCGCCTTCTGTATTCCGACCGCTCCGGCTTCCTGCCGTTTTTTCAGTTCGTTGTAGTCTGCCGGTTTTTCGATTCCGAATTCCTCGTACAGATAATCGTCTCCCACCGGCAGGCTGAAGTTCGTACGCAGCTGGGTGAGGATGCTCATCTTCTTCTCCGGCTCGATGACCTTCTTTTCCGGGTAGCAGAACTCGCCTCCGGTGGTGTCTATCCCGAGCATGGCGAATATGTCGGTCATGTTGTAGTTGAGCACGTCCAGGATGTCCTGCCGGTCCGCCAGCGTGACTTTCTCCTCCACGTCCTTGTGGACGGTTCCGAGTGCCTGCGTTCCCTTGTCCGATGCCTCGGTGGTGAGCGTGTTCCCGAGGAACAGTTTCGATATCTCACTGTTGCAGCGTTCGCAGAGCTTGTCATACAGGTCGGAGCTTCCGGTCTTGTTCGCCGCTTCCCTGAGCTCCATCATTGTTTCCTGGGCGTGCACGAATACCGCCATGCTCCCGGTACTTTCCGCGTCCGCCAGCGCCCTCTGCCGTGCCACGTCGTCATCCGTGGGGTATGTGTATTCCCGGATGGGTGCGCCGAACACTTCGGCGAACTGCGCCCAGTCCGCCACGTCGTTCCGCTTGTATATGACCCATACGGCCGCCTTTGCGAGCATCCCGAGCTCTTCCGGCTCCCCGATGAACAGCAGGTCGGGGTATTCGTCCCAGGATGTTCCGGTGGTGTCCGTCTGGTGGCGCAGTATGAGCCTGCGCACCGGATCCACATGCTTGCGCGGTATCCGGTCGTAGTTTACCCATTCCCCCTTGCGGTAGAACTGTACGAGCGTGAACCCCCAGAATTTCGCGTCCAGGATGTCGCCTATGAGGCGCCGGAACCACGGGGATCGTATCTGTTCGTTTACCGCCTTGTCCGGCTTTCCGTTACGTCTGAACTCGATGACGGAGGATAGCACGGCGTTTTTCCGTTTCTCGATGACACTTGTCAGGTGCGTGTCCATGAGAATGTCTTCATACAGGTCGTATAATCTGAACCTTCTGGAGTAATCCACGTTCTCGAAGGCCCGTATGGCCAGCATATAGTCCGCTATGTCTATGCCGAAGCGTTTGGGCTGTGTCAGTATGATGGTTGCGGGTCCTTTCTGCCCGGGCCTCGGCAGGTTTCCGCTTTTGGTTATCTTTCCGGCCCTTTTCTGTCTTTTGCTCATGTTACCAGTGGTTTACACGTTTACGATTGCTTTTGATAAGGAAATTTGATTTTGCCGCCCTTGTCTCTTCGGGCAGCAGTGGCAGCCCGTCCACGGATATCTCCTCGGCCGCTACCGCCCTGAGCCATTCGACGGCCCTCTCGTAGCGTTCCTTGCGCAGGGGTGAAAGGTTCCTCGGGTTATGGATGCTGAAAATATGGTACACCGCGATGTCTATGGCCATCATCAGCACGAGCTGGCTCCGTCCGTCTCCGGTCCGGGTGAATATCCTGTCACAGTCATAGCGCTTGGAGAGGTAGCACCGCATCTCTTCGACGGCCCGGTCCTCGCATATCTCCACGACGGCATTGTCCTCCCTTGTCAGCGCGTCCAGTATCTCGCGGTGGATGCTCGCGTCGTAATCTGTAAGTTCTATAAATTTGCTCATGTGGGTAAGGTATTAAAGTTTACAGTCTGTACTTGTTGTGCGCCCGCATCTTCCTTGTGGAGATGACGGCCGGCTTTTCGGCCTGGTGCGCCTTGCGGTCTATGATGCGGTTTCCCCCCTCCACGCAGTCGGGCCCGTCAGCCGGATACGTCAGCATGAGGTTGAAGAGGCTGAACTGGTCGGTGAGCATCTTCATGTGCGGGTTGTCCTTTTCCGCCTCGTTGAAGATGAGGTTCCCTTCACTGTTGAGGGGTTCCAGGTTCGTCTCGATACGTGTGCCCTTGTCCGTTTTCTTCTCCTCGTCCCCCTGGATGTACAGGGATATCTTCCTTTGCCGGCGTATGCGCCTGATGATGGGCTGGAACACCTGCTGGAAAAAAGGGTCCTGCAGCTTGTTGTTCTCCATGTAGCAGTACACGTTCGTTTTCCCGTTCACGAACTCCAGCAGTCTGATGTACCATTCGATAAACGTGGCGTTCGTCTCCCTTCCGAGGAACCCCTTGATGACGTAGAGCTTCCCGGCCAGTTTGCCGAGCAGGAACACCGCCTTCGTGGAGCTCTTCTTCGTCTTGTTCTCGCCGGGCGCGGGATCGCCGTAGATGACCAGGAACTTGAACTTCGAGAGTGCCGGCACTTTCCCGTAGATGATGTCCTTGAATATCTCTCCCTCGGCTACCGGGTTGTTGAAGAATTCCTTCTGTCGTGCCGCCGCGCTGACCAGCGAGAGGAAGAGGTCTATATCCTCTTCCGAGTTTTTCTCGGGCCACACGGAAACCCCGTTCCTGTCGCGTATGTTGATGATGTCCACGTGCCCGATGCCTTTTTCCTTCAGTTCCGTGGCCTTTTCAATGGCCCTTTTTATGCAGCAGTCCGCTGCGATGATGTTCCCGTTGAAGAGTATGCGGTAGTTTCCCGATACGGACATGGTCGGTATCAGGGCTTCCTCCAGCCATTTCCATTTTGTCTTGATGCGTTCCGGATTCCGGCATTCCTCGTCGGTGTCGATATCGTCCACCAGGATGAAGTCCGGCCGGAAGTTCTTGTTACGGGTACCGCGCGGTGACTGTCCGGCCCCGATGGCCCGGAAGGAACATCCCGCCATGATGGTGAATTCCCCCGTTTCCCAATATCCGGGTTTCTTCTGCATCCCGTAGTCCTGGATTATTCTCTGGTTTTCCTCGAAGTTGGCCATGAAGGGCAGCAGGAGCCTTTGGGCGTTGTCCTGCGAGTTGGAGATCAGCAGTACGTTGCGTATTTTTCTTGTAATTGCCAGTTTTGAGATTTCCATCATGGACCGTGCGGACTTCGCCAGTTCCCGCGACCATGCGCGTACCTCGTACCACCGGTTGTTCCTTGTCAACCTTCTGGTGGCTTTCTTGTGGAAGTCCGCCGCCTCGCATGAATAGTACATGGCGAAGTAATACCGGAACCACTCCTCGTCATCCTTTTCGAGCCTTTCCCTGCGTGCGCGTATTTCCGCTTCCGTGTCCGAGGGGTTGATGTCCGAATTCTCGCGTATAGACGCGACCAGTTCCTCCCATTCGACAAGTGCCGTGCGGTCCTGCGGTGTAAGTCTTTTCTTTGCCATGATTATGAAACTTTTGATTTTACGAACGCATCAAGCAGCGGCGTCACTTCCTTCGCCTGTGTGGGGTCGGACGCGCGCAGCCATTTAAGCAGGTCGGAGAATACGGATATGATGTCCGAGAGCCCGACTTCCGTCTCCATCTTCTTGATGGCGTTCGACAGTTTGGATATGGTGTCGGCTTCGGCTGTGTTCGGGAAGCGTTCCCCCGCCGGTCTGGCCATGATGGCGTTGTTGAGCTCGGCCAGCTGGCGGTACAGGCTTTTCAGTTGTTCCTCGCGTGTGATGGTGATGGACGTCTTGAGCATCTCCCATCCGTTCTTGCCTATCCAGTTGTTCACCGTGATGCGTGACACCCCCACGCGTTCGGCTATCTCCTGCTGCGTGAGGTTCTCTTTCAGGTAGAGCGTCTTTGCCCATTCCCTTTTTTGCTGCATGCTTAGTTCGGTCATATTTCCTCCTTTTTTACGTGCAAAATTGATAAGGAAAAGGGGCGGAAAAAAACGCGTGCCGCATGATGACAGTTTAAAACTTCATGACGGCGTTTTAAACTGTGTGTGATGAATATGCGGTTTGAAAAACGGTTATAATCCCCCTAATTTCGCATCGTGAACTTCGCGGGGGACACCCGCCTAAAAGACTATATAAGCATGAAAAAGTTTTTCAACATCATACCCGGGAAAGACGCCTGCTGTATCCTTCTTTACGGTGATATCGGCGAGTATGACAGCGTGCGTAGCGGTGATATCGCCCGCGAACTTCTGGAGGCCGAGGCCCTGTCCGGTAAGATTGACGTGCGTATCAACAGCAACGGCGGCGAGGTGTACACGGGCATCGCCATTTTCAACGCCCTGAAAAACAGCAAGGCCGACATCACGATTTACATTGACGGCATCGCCGCCAGCATGGCCTCCGTCATCGCCCTTTGCGGCAAGCCGGTACAGATGAGCCGTTATGCCCGTCTGATGCTCCACAGTGTCCAGGGAGGCTGTTACGGCAACAAGGAGGAAATGCAGGGTTGTATCCGCGAGATCGAGTCGCTGGAGGATACCCTTTGCGAGATGTATGCCGCCCGCATGGGTAAGGAGAAGGAGGAAATCCGCTCGTTGTATTTCGATGGCAAGGACCACTGGCTTCGTGCCGACGAAGCCCTGGCTCTGGGGCTCATCGACGGTATCTATGATGCCGACCCCCTTCCGGAGGACAGTACCCCCGAACAGGTATTCCAAATATTCAATAACCGGCTGCAACAGCCACAAAACAAGAGTAACATGAATTTAGACGAACTGAAGAAACGTCCGCGGTTCAGGAACTGCGTGACGGATGACGATTTTCTCCGTGAAGTCGGGCTTCTGGAAACGGAAGCCGGGAAAGTCCCGGCCCTTGACGCCGAGGTCACCCGTCTGAAGGGTGAGCTGAAGGTGTTCCAGGACAAGGCGGATGCGGATGATGCCGCCGCCCGCAAGAAACTGCTTGATGATGCGGAACAGGACGGTCGTATCGACGCCGCCACCCGTCCCATCTATGAGAACCTTCTGGCCAAGGACCGCGAGAACGGGGAGAAGGCGCTGGAGAAACTCTCCCCGAAGCGCAAGGTCATGACCGACCTTCGTGTGAGCCCGACAGATGAAAGTCCCTGGAACAAGCGCATGAGCGAGATCAAGGACAAGTTAAACCGTAAATAAAAGTATTTGCCATGGCAATAGTAGTAAGAAACACCAATTACAACGGCGAGGTACTGGAAAAGATCCTGGTTCTTGCCTGCACCGGTAACGACCTTGTGGAGAAAGGGCTGATCATGGTGATCCCCGGTGTCGAGAAGAAAATCAGCCTGCCTCGTATCAAGACGGGCAAGATGCTCCAGAAACGCAAGGAGAACCCGGGCCTGGAGGATTCGAAAGGTAACTTCAATTACTCGGAGAAGTCCCTGGATCCGGAGGATTTCATGGCGTTCACCACTTTCAACCCCCGCGCTTTCGAGCATATCTGGCGCAAGTGGCAGCCGAAGGGCAACCTCGTGTTTGCCGAACTTCCTCCCGAAGCCCAGAACACGCTGCTTGATGAACTCAGCAAGAGCGTGAAGTTCGAGCTCGGCTGGCATTATATCAACGGCGAGTTCGGGAGTGATGACGACCACCTTTTTAACGGTATCCTGACACAGGCCGCCAAGGACCCGGACGTGATCGTGGTCCCGGCTCCTTCCGATACTTCCATGATCGGCAAGTTGAAGGCTGTCCGCAAGGCTATTCCGAAAGCCCTGCGCGAGAACCCGAACCTGCGTATCCTGATGAGCATCGATGACTTTGACAAGTACGATGACGAGCTGACCGAACGCGAGTACAAGAACACGAGCGAGACGGACATAAACAAAAAGCGTTACAAGGGTATCACCATCGAGACGCTGAACTCCTGGCCTGACGATTTTATCGTGGCCACGCTCTGCTCGATGAGTGCCGACGGCAACCTTTTCGCCGGCGTGAACCTCCAGGACGACGAGGAGGTGATCCAGATCGACAAGTGGATGAACTCGAGCGAGCTGTACTTCTTCAAGCTGCTTATGAAAGCCGACACGGAAATCGCCTTCGGTGAGGAGTTTGTGGTGCTTGACACCCGTACCGACCCGGTGTTCAAGGCGGTGGAACGTAACATTTCAGCCGACCCTTCCGCCCTTTCGTTCAAGGCCGCAGGTGAGAGCAAGTATGTAACAGTCACTGCATCCGGTGATTATAGTGTGACATCCGTCCCTGCCGGTTTTACGGCGGTCGGTACCGATGACGGGCTGAAAATTACCGCCGAGGTGAACAGTAGCGGCAAAGCAGTATCCGGTACGCTTGTGGTAAGCCTGGACGCTGATCCGGAAAAGAAGGTTGAAATAGCGTTGTCCCAGGTGGCCGCTGATGACGAGGAAGGCGGTGCGTGATGGGCAGGCTGAAGTATCTGGTCATTCATTGCACGGCTACGCCTGAAGGGCGTGAAGTCTGTGGCGCAGAGATTCACGCCTGGCACACGAACCCGGTATCCAAGGGCGGTCGCGGCTGGAAACAGGTCGGGTATACTGACCTGTTCCATCTGAATGGCGGCGTGGAGCGCCTGGTGGACAACAACGAGGACGCGAACGTGGACCCTTGGGAAATCACCAACGGCGTGGCCGGCTATAATTCCGTCAGCCGCCATATCGTGTATGCCGGCGGTGTAGCCAAAGACGGCAAGACCCCGAAGGACACGCGTACGGCGTGCCAGAAGCGTGCGCTTGAGAAGTACGTGAAAGACTTCCACCGCCGTTTCCCTGACGTGCGTATCGTGGGTCATAACGAACTGGCGGCGAAAGCCTGCCCCAGCTTCGATGTACAGAAGTGGCTTGTATCAATAGGTATCAGACAATAATAAACGGCAGGAAGATGGAGACCCTGATCAATTTTTTAATGTTCGCCCTTCCCGGCGGTTTTGTCGGCAGCATCTTCACCTGGCTGTTCGGCCGGCGCAAGCGTGACAACGACATGCTGTCCCAGCTTCAGGCGTCCATCAACCTGCTGAGTGAGGAGAACCGCAAGATTCTGGAGGAGAACGTGCAGCTCCGGCGAGAGAATGCCGACTTGAAAGCGAACCAGGAGGAGATGATCCTGAAGCTGTCGTGCCTGACGAAAGAGGTCGAGCGGTTAAGAAAAGTAATAAGTAAACAATCGGTAAATGATGAAAGACAAAATCCGGGGGTGGACCCCCGTAATCCTATTATTGCTCGCCGCGTTCCTGCTGGCAGGATGCGGCACGTCCAAAGAGAGCCGGAACCTTCAGAGACAGGGCACGGTGCGGGCGGAGAGAATGACAGACAGCACCGCCGTGTCCGGGGACGTGGCGGTAACAGCGGCACACGGAATGCAGGAACTCCTGACGGACCGTCGGAGCTCGATCCTGACCCAGGAGGCGGTTCCGGCACAGTCGGCGACCCTGACGATTCCCTTCCGGAACCTCCTTGACCTTCCCGATGGTGCCGGTTACCGGCACCGGGACGGGCGTGCCTCGGTTGATGTCCGCAGGCAGGGGGATTCCCTGGCGGTCACCGGGCATTGCGACTCGCTCATGCGGCGCTGCCTGTTCTATGAGGAAGAGGTTTTCCGAAGGCAGGTCCGGGAAGACAGCCTGATGCAGACGGTTGAGTTCTACAAACAGGAACTGGTCCGCATCCGTAGCGAAACCGAACAGCGCATGACAGAGGCCGAAACGGAGTTCAAACGACGTTTTAACCCCGTTCAAATCGCCCTCGTTGCCTTTATCGCCGGTGTGGCATCCGGCATTGTATTAACCGTTTTAATCAAGAGACGATATGGAAAAGAATAAGAATTTCATTTACGGCATTGCCGTTGTCAAGTTCGGCTCCGTCACGATCGGTTGGATCGAGAAGGGGAGCTGGGACTGGGGCGGCACGAAACCCGAGAGCGTGGACGTTGAAGCCGAGCAGGTTCCCGACGCACCTGTGCTGACGCTTTTGCAAAAGAACGGTCAGATTTCCCCGACGTTCAACCTGATTCAGCTGGATTACAAAAACATCAAGGCCGTTTTGGGCGGCACGCTGGTGGGTACGGATGACGCCCCTACGGGCTGGAAGGCCCCTACAGAGCTGGTACAGAAGTCCGGTGAATGGACAATCGACTTCATGAGCGGTCAGACGATGACTATCCCGAACGGTACGATCCTCTCGAACCTGGGCGGGAAGCTGACGCTGACGGAGGTTTCGAAGATCGAGTGCCAGCTGAAGGTGAACAAGCCGGAGGACGGCAGCGCTCCCTACGAGATCAACGACACGGTATCGGCATAGCGTATGGACGAGCGTGCAGTAAGACGTGTGCAGCGTGAGGCGTCGGAGGTGTTGCTTGACCTCGGCGTCTCCCTTCCGCTGAAGGAGTGGCGCCTGCCCTTTATGAAACGCCCCGTGCGGTGGCGCGTGACGATGCGCCGCCCGCGCCTTGCCGGACAGATATGCATCGTGAGGCTGTACCTCTCGATGGGTGTCTCCCCCGAGGAGGTTTCCTCCTTTGCCGGGCGTGAGCGGCTGGAGTTCCTGGCACGGAACGGCGTCAAGATTTCCCGCATGGTGGCCCATACCCTCTGCCGCGGCCCGGTGAGCCGGCGGCTTCTTGTCCGCCCCGTGGCATGGTTCCTGCGTGAAGCAGTGGAACACCGTTTCCTGCTGGGCGCCCTGGAGAAGTTCATCAGCCTGATGGGGTCTGAAAATTTTACGAATATTATCAGCTCGATAGATCGGGCGAACCCGATGAAAGTGAGACTGAGCCAAGGAAAGAAGGGGAGTTAAGGACCGAGTTTGAAGGTTCCCATAGCCCCTTCGGTTTTATCTGGAACATCGCGAGCGCCACCGGCTGGACTGTCGGGTACATCCTGGAGAAGGTGAACTACCAGACGCTCATCCTGATGCTGTCCGACGCCCCGCGTTACGTCCGCCGGTCAGCAGCTGACTCCAAGGTTCCGCAAAGCGGTGGCGGTGGGATTGATCCAGAAGCCGCCGCCCGTGAAGCCGGCGACATAGTGAATTTTTACCAAAGCAATTTAGAACTGTAAACGATGAAGCCCGTAGAAATCGAATTCCTGATGAAGGACAACCTGACGGGAGGCCTTGACAAGGCCGGCCTTGCCGTCGATATCCTTGCCGAGAAATCGGAGAAGGCTGCCGCTGCCATCAACGCCCGTATTTTAGAGCAGCGCAAGGTCATCGACCGGGTGAATTCCGACCTGCACCGGATGGAAACGCAGCTCCAGAACATGAAGCCCGGCCCGGCACAGGCGGAACTTGCCGCCGACGTGGCGGCCTGCCGCAAGGTCCTGGATGAGGAGCGTGCCGCTCTTGAAGGGCTTGAAAAGGAGCACCGCGAGGCGGAGAAGAGCGTCCGGAACCTCCGTAAGGAGTACGAGCGTATCTCCCTGGAGGAAGAACGCGCCGCCGCCGGTAGCAAGAGCCTGACCGACAAGATCCGGGAGCAGAAGGAAATCATCGGGCAGATTGAAAGCGACATCAAGTCGCTGGAGAAAGCCTACCAGGGGGCCGCACCCGGCAAGGCGAAGGTAGCCGCCCTGGATGAACTGAACGCCGCGAAGAAAGCGCTTGAAGAGGAAAAGGGCGCCCTTGCCGGACTCCAGGCTGAACAGGAGAAGACGCGTGCAAGCAGCAAACGCCTTTCCCTTCAGCTGCGCGAGCTCCAGGACAACATGGCCCGCCTGCGGCTGGAAGGGAAGCAGGACACCGAAGAGTACCGGAAGATGGCACGGCAGGCCGCTCTTCTTTCCGACACGCTTGCCGATTTGAACACCCAGACGAAGATCCTCTCGCACGACGACGCGAACCTCCAGGGCTTCATGTCGGGCGTGAGCGGCCTTGCCGGTCTGTTCACCACGGCCACCGGCGCGCTGTCGCTCTTCGCCTCGGAAAACGAGAACCTGGCCAGGATTCAGACGCGCGTGCAGAGCGTGATGGCCATCACGATGGGGTTGCAGCAGGTGTTCAATACGCTGAACAAGGATTCCGCTTTCCGGCTGGTGACGGTCGTGAAGATGAAGAACCTGCTGACGGCTGCCAACACCCGGCTGGCCGTTGCCCTGGGCATCTCCACCGGTGCGGCGCAGGCCCTGATGGCCACGCTGACGCTGGGCCTTTCAGCCGTCATCACGGGGCTTATTGTCCTTTGGGACAGATACAGCGACGCACAGGAGAAAGCGGCTGAAAAAGCGAAAGAACGGGTAAAAATCGAGTCCGACGGTCGCGCACAGATGATCCGGACCCGTTTCGAGATCGAGAGCACGCTGGCGAGCCTGAAGAAGTTCACCGGCACGAAGGACGAGGAGAAGGCCAAGGTGGAGGAACTGAACCGCAAGTACGGCGAGAGTTTCGGGTATTACGACACGATCGCCCAGTGGTACGATATCCTCCAGCAGAAGGGTGAGAAATACATCCAGATGCTTTTCCTTCAGGCCAAGGTGCAAAGCCTGGTGAACAAGGCCACGGAGGCTGACGAGAAGGTGAACGAGATCAAGGCGAGCCGGCCTGAAGACGTGGACGGCTCGATGGGCTGGTTCGCACGTATGGGGCTTTACATGGCCCAGAGCGAGTCACACGGACAGGTGGATGCGCAGGCCCTGATCTCGGAATACAACAAGGAGGCGAAGGAGAAGGCGCTGCGTGAGGCCGAGAAAGTCCGCGACGACTATCTGGCCGAGGCGCGTAAGCTGCAGGAGGAGTATCTGGATATCGGCAAGGAGTTCGACCTGGGTGACCATGCCAAACCCGACCCGAATGCCGCCAAAAAGGAGAAACAGTCGGAAGAGCAGCGTGCCTCGGAACTTCTGAAGCTCCAGATGAAGAACCGCCAGTCGGAGATTGACCTTCTGAAGGAGAGCGGCGAGAAACGCCGCCGCCAGATCCGCCTGAACTATGACAAGGAGATCGCCGAGCTTGCCGCCCAGGAGAAGAAGTGGAAGGACGCGCAGAAGGGCAAACTGACCGGTGAACAGGAATCCACCCTGAAGGAGGTGCGGGAGAAGGCCGCGGCGGCACGTGACGGCGACCTGGCAAAGGTGACCAGGGAAGAGAACGACGCCGCTCGCCAGTCGATGCTCGACTACCTGAAGGAATATGGCACGTACCAGCAGAAGAAGCTGGCCATCGCTGAGGAATACGCGGAGAAAATCCGCAAAGCGCAGGAGGCGGGCAACTTGGGTGAGGTGCTACGCCTCGGCCGCCAGCAGAAAGAAGAGACTGCCGCCGCCGAGATTGCGAGCCTGAAGGCGGATATCGACTGGGACGGTCTTTTCGGCAATTTCGGCGGGCTGCTTGAAGAGCAGCTGCGCCCCACGCTGGTGAAGCTGCGGAAGTATGCCGCCTCCGACGAGTACCGGAATGCCGGTGCCGAGGACAAACAGGTGATCAGCGAGCTGATTGCGAAGCTGGAGGACCGGAGCGCGGGCGGTATTAACCGGAACATGTTCAAGGACGTTTCCCGTGACCTTTCCGCCTACCAGACGACGCTGCGTGAGCTGACAGAGGCCAAGGAAAGGGAGAAGTCCGCCGCTGACGCTTTGGTGGTGGCGCAGGAAAAACAGAAGAAAGCCGCTGAAAGCGGTGACCCCGGCGCCCTGAAGGAAGCGGAAGAACTGGTGGCTACCGCGCAGGAAGCTTTCGACGCCGCCTCGGCGAGCGTGGCCACCCTGACAGAGGCGAACGACAAGGCGGCGCAGGACCTTCGCACCTCCAGCACGAACGCCGTGCAGTCCCTCACCGGCCTTGCCGAGGGGCTCCAGGGCCTGAAGTCCGGCTCCCTTGCCGGCATGGCCCAGGGGCTGGGCAAACTGGGCGATGCGACGAAGAACCTGGGCGGCGTGATGGGCACGGTGGGCAGTACGCTTGCCGAGACGTTCTCGAGCGGCGGCATCATCGGGCAGATCATCTCTGCGGTGCTTTCCATCCTTGACGTGCTGAAGGAGGGTATCGGCACGCTGGTGAGCGATATCCTTGATTCCGTGCTGGGTGCGGTGAACGGCATTCTGGAAAACATCCTTTCCGGTGAACTGTTCACGCAGATCGGCAGCTCGCTTTTCTACGGGGTGAGGGACATCCTGGACACGGTGACCTTCGGCCTGTTCTCCTCGCACGGCAATGCCAGGGAGGTGAACGCGCTGGTGGAGCGGCTGACCGAATCGAACAAGTACCTGACCACCGCCATCGAGAAGCTGACCGACGAGATGGCCAGCTCCGGCGGCGCACGTTCCACCGAGTACTACCGGAGCGCCTACGAGAAACAGCAGCAGAAAATCGAGAACGACCGCCAGATGCTCGCGGCAAAGATGGGATACCACAGTTCACACCACTCGAACAACTACTATATCGGCAAGGCCATGAGCAGCGGTGACTGGGACACGGTTTCCGCCTACCTGGGCAAGTCGGTGCGGGATACCGGTTCCCTCTGGAGCCTTTCCCCCGAGGAGCTGGCCCGGCTCCAGGAACTTCCCGACATCTGGGAGAAACTCCATTCGGGCAAGTACGACCAGAGCCAGTGGCTTGACGAGTACGTCTCTGACGCGAACACGCTGCTGGAACTCCAGAGGCAATGGCAGGAAGCCATCACGGACACCTCTTTCGACGGTATCCGCAGCGGCATGAAGGACCTGCTGAAGGATTTCGAGACGGACTCGAAAGACGTGATCGCGAGCGTGGACGAGTTCATGGAGAACGCCATCCTGAAGTCCATCGTGAACGGCACCTATTCGGACGAGCTGAAGAAATGGCAGGAGACGTTCGCCGAGTTCATGAGCGACGGTATCCTGTCGAAGGAGGAAGCCGACACCCTGCGCGGCCGTTACTCGGATATTTTCGAGCGTGCCCGTGCCAAGAAGGAGGAGATGTTTGACACTGCCGGCATCACGGAGGAGGGTAAATCCACAACGCAGACCGGCCGCGCCGGCGGCTTCTCGGCCATGTCGCAGGACCAGGGCACGAAGCTGGAGGGCATGTTCACTTCGGGCCTGAACCATTGGGTAAGCATTGACGAGAAGACCGAGGACGTGGCGGGCCGCATGGCCAGTGCCGAGGGACACCTGGCAAAGATCGCGGAGAATACCGGTAAAAGTGCCGGTTTCCTCGGCGAGATAAAGGAAGATGTAAAACGAATCATACGTGACGGACTAAGAATGAAATCATCATGAGCATGGAACCAATCATGGGCGGGCTGTTCCTTATCAACGGCACCGATATCTGGACGGAGTACGGCGTATTCCTGACCGAAGAGAAGCGCGGCGGGCGTGACAACCTGAAGGCCATCCTTGCCGCGAGCAAGACGAAAGCGCACACCGCCGTGGACATACGCGAGGAGAACGGGGAGAAATATTCCGACATTCTGACAGTGGCCAACGAGGCGCGCGACATCACGCTGGCCTTTGCCCTGTATGCCCCGGGTAAGGGGGAGTGGCTGAAGAAATACATGTCCTTCATCTCCTTCCTGAAAACCGGCGACAAGGGGTGGCTCTCGCTGTATTTCCCGCAGCTGGAGCTGACGCTTCGCGTGCATTACCTGGATTGTCCCGGCTTCACCCCGCTGACCTACCTCTGGCGGGAAGGCGTGCAGGCCGGCCGCTTCAAGGTGAAATTCCGCGAACCCGAACCAATCATTTAAACAACGTTCAAACACCATTCGAACATGCTTTTAACGGTATATGACAGTAACAGGCAGGCGAAGGCGGTCCTTTCCCCGGACGACAGCTCGACGCAGGTGAAGGCGATCCAGTCGGACAACGTGCTGACACTCTCCTTCACCCTGTACGAGTATGTGGCGCTTGAGGTGAACGACTACGTGGATTTCGAGGGCGAGCGCTACTGGCTCCAGGAGCGTTACCTCCCGGACGAACGCAGCACGCAGGAGTGGAAATACGACGTGAAGTTCTACGGCATCGAGAGCCTGATGAAACGTTTCCTCGTCCTGAACGTGGTGGACGGCGACCCGGAACCGGTGTTCACGCTGACTGCCCCGCCGCGGGAACACGTGGCACTGATCGTGAAGTCCATCAATGACGGCATGGGCGGTGTCACCGACTGGAAAGTGGGCCGCGTGGAAGGCACCGAGAACGTGGTCATCGATTACGAAGGGAAGTACTGCCCCGACGCGCTGAAGGAACTCGCCGGCAAGGTGCCAGGCGCCGAATGGTGGGTGGAAGGCCAGACTGTGAACCTATGCCGCTGCGAGCACGGTGAGGAGGTTACCCTGTCCTACGGCAAAGGGCTGACGGAGCTTTCCCGCGACAAGGCCGACGGCGCAAAGTTCTACACCCGCCTGTTTCCGATCGGCAGTTCCCGGAACATCGACCCGGAGAAATACGGCCACAGCCGCCTCCAGCTTCCCGACGGTGCCAAATACGTGGACGTGAATGTGGAGAAGTACGGCATCCATCACCACTACGAGGCCGACGCCTTCGCGGATATCTATCCCCGTCGCGTGGGTACCGTGACCTCTGTACGCAGCGCGCAGGTGACGGATGAGGACGGCAACCCTTTCGTGATCTGGTATTTCCGGGATGACACGCTGAACTTCGATCCCAACGCTTACGAACTTGCCGGCAAGGTGAAACGTGTCTCCTTCCAGGAAGGTGGCGAACTTGCCGGTCTTGGCGAGGAAGAGGACGGCACCTACTATTTCGAGGTGAACTTCGACAGTGACACCCGCGAGTTCGAGATCATCACCATCTGGCCGTATGATGACGACACGCAGCTTCCCGGTGACCGCCTTGTCCCGAAAGCGGGTGACAGGTATATCCTCTGGAATATCCGCATGCCTGACGAATACTACGCGCTTGCCGAGGAGGAATACCTGACGGCGGTGAACAGGTACAACGCGGAGAACGCCGTCGACGTTTCCGTGTACAAGGGCCCGACGGACCACGTGTATGTCGAGCGTAACGGGATAGACCTTTACCCGGGCCGCCGCGTCCGGTTGGAAAGCACGGAGTATTTCCCGGAAACGGGCTATCGCTTGAGCCGTATCACGAAAATCACGCGGAAGGTGGCGCTCCCCTCACAGGTGGACCTTGAAATCGGTGACGCGCTTTCCACCGGCGTGATGGAGAGTCTGAAGGGGAGTATCGAGGAGGTGAGGAATTATACCAGAACGGCCGGCGCGAACCTTCCCGACATCATAAGGAGCTGGGAGGGCACGCTTCCCACCGACAACAACCTTTTCTCGGCCAGAAGAAGCCAGGCGGAGTTTATCAGCAAGAAGAAGGCCGACCGTGCGAAAAAGAAAATCACCTTCGAGGAGGGCGTCGGCATCGGTCCGGAGGAGAACGGCCACATTGACGGCAAGGGCAACGCCGAACTGCTGACCCTTGTCGTGCGTGAGCTTCTTCGCAGCCCGAAATTCGTGGACGGCCTTTTGGGTGAGGGCTGGCGTTTGTGGATGGAGGACGCCCTTTCGCACCTTACCATCGACAAGCTGACGGTGCGCCAGGTCATGGTGGTGCTGGAACTGCTTATCGAGAAGGTTCGCAGCGTGGGCGGCCAGCTCTGTGTGTCCGCGGCCAATGGCAAGATAAAGACCGCCGTTCTGGAGGACGGCTTTTATAAAATCACCTTCGAGCAGGCGAATACCTTCCGGGCGCATGACCTGATGCGCTGCGCCACGTTTACCGGCGGGAACTTGAAAGGCTATTGGGTGGAGGTTGCCGGCGTGGAGGGTGATTCCATCCTCGTGGGCGTGGATGAGTTCGGAACTTCCCTTCCTGCCCCCGGTGACGAATGTGTACTGATGGGTAATACGGAAAACCCGTTGCGGCAGAACCTGATCCTGATATCCGCCACCGAGGACGGGCAACCCCGCATGGACGTGATGGACGGCGTGAAGGCGAAAAACTTCACCGGCTGCCTTCGTGCCCGCCTGGGTAACCTGGACGGCATCAGCGACGACTGGTTCCCCGCCGACAACCAGCCGCACGGCAACGGGCTTTACAGCGACAACGCCTACCTGCGCGGGACATTCCTTTTGGTGACAGGCGAGGATATCAAGACAAAATTCGAGATCGTCGAGGGACGTATCACCAGTGTGGTGACCGCCCTGCGCCAGGACTTCGCCACCGATCGCGGGTACCTGAATAACCCCGCCTTTGATGACGGCCTTATGAAATGGAACACGGAAAACGAGACGGTGTTCTTCCTTGTGGGTAACCGCTGGGTCTGGGCGAACGGCAACGTGCTGACGAAGAAGGGTGACGGCGCGAGCGTGGTCGAGGATGACGGGCGTAAGGTCGTGCGTATCCGGGGTAAGTACATCCTCCAGAAACGTGAGAACCTGAAAAGCATCCCCTCCATGCCTGAAAACGGCAGCGGGGAGAAGGAAGCCGTCCCGGTGTACCTGACCTTCTTTTACCGTTGTGCAACCGGGGGAACCCTGCGGGTGGAGTTCGTGGGTGTTGACAAGACGGGGTTCGCCAACTTCAACAGCATGGAAGTGGAAGAGGAACTGCCCGTGACTGACGGCTACGTGCAATATACCTGTAGCGGCCTTTGGAACGGTACGGGAGACTTCAAGCTGTCTTTCACCGGGGACATCTACCTGTACATGCTCATACTCTCTACCGACCGCGTGGAATCGCTGGCGCACCGTTATAAAACACTTTTCGAGCAGTCGGAGCGTCTGGTGAAGATATCGGCGGCTGTCTTTGACAGGGACGAGAATTTCCTGCAGGAAACCGGGCTTGTTGTGAAACCTGAAGGTGCGGGCATATATGCCCAGGACGCTGACGGAAAACTGGCGCTTATCGGGGTTTCCGTGGACGAGACGGATGCCGACGGCAACCGTGTCAGCGTGGTAAAACTGACGGGCGACCATATCAAGCTGGAGGGACTTGTGACAGCCAACGAGAACTTCAAGATATTGGAGGACGGGAGTATCGAGGCGAAAAACGGGAAGTTCACGGGCGAGATTGACGCGGATAAGGGCAAGATCGGCGGCTTCTCGATTTCTTACGGGCGTCTCGGTATCGACAAGGACGGCGGTGGCAGCGGCATGTTCCTTTATAACAGCATGATCGGTTTCAAAGGTGACAACATGCAGGCACTCATCGGCTGTCACAATGAGCTTGGTATCGACATTCTTGGCCGTTTCGTGAACACGCAATCCGATTACCTTCCGAACTACGGCCTGATTTTCAGCGTTCAGAACAGTCTTTCCAATCGTAACTACGCGTTTATCGGGACGGGTGACGGTATTCTGAAAGGTGTAGTGGAGGGCTTCCGCCTGAACTGGATAGAGTTCAGCCAGGCGAAAGAAGCCAAGTATATCAATCTTAATCGTGGCAAGTATGTGGAAGTCTGCGGCAATTATGGTGACTGCGTGCTGATTCTTCCCAAGCTTTCCGAGCTCCGCACCTCGCTGGGTTTGGACACCACCTCGACCGAGGACATTGCTGTCCGTCTGACTGTTGTGAAGCGTTCGGGTTCGGATGTGAGACTTTACGGTCGTACGGGTGACTTCACGGTGAATGGTTCCTCGGTCGATAACGCCCAGCATCCATATTTCCGTGACAATAATTTCGGGAACACGGGTTACTGGAACATGGGCAACGGGGACGTGGTCGAGGTTCTTCTGACATACAGCGCCGCCGAGTACAACGCTTATACAGTGAGTATTCATCGTTAAAACAATCATATATGGCAAAGTTAAATTTCAAGCATTTCAGCAAGTACACCGGCATCAGCCGGCAGAAAAAGGAAACCGGCGACGTGCGTGAAGAGTTCGCCGACTTGGTTTACTGCCGTGTCGGTGGTATCAAGGCACACGCCCTGGCGTTCCGTATCTACGAAAGCCAAGGCGAGGAAGAATACAGTGAGGGCGAAGCGGATATTATCCGTCGTGTCGCGGAGAATTTCTGCCTTCCCGGCGTCATTGATGGCCTTTACGAACAGTTGGACATCAATAAAGATATCAAGGAGGAATAAATTATGGCACTGACAGAATCGGAAAAGAACGAATTGAAGAAGGACATCCTGAACTCCATCAAGTCGGAGAGCCAGAGTGTCGATGAACTGGCCGAGGTCACCTCGCTGGACAATATCAAGAGCCTTCCTGCGATGCGCGGCCAGGAGGTCGTGCTTGCGCCGGTGGCGTTGCTCCGGAAACCCGCGGAGGACGCGGCGGCGGTGGCTAACGCTGCCGCCACGAAGGCCGATAATGCCGCGACCGGTGCCGCCAATGCGGCCCAGACCGCGACGAACGCCGCCGGTACCGCAAACAGGTCCGCTGAAACCGCCAATGCCGCTGCCGGTACGGCCACCGCCGCCGCCAAGAAGGCGGAGGATGCCGCCGCAGCCGTGGACGGCAGCCTGGTGGGTGGCATGACAGCCGTCCCTGACGAGAAGAACGACGCGGTGAAGTTGACCATCCTGGGCCGTAACGGGCAGGCAATCACCTCCACCGACATTCCCGGCGGTACGGGTAGCGGCGGCAACACGTACAACGTGACGGAGGAGGTTCCCCTGGAGAACGGCTACTATACCCTGGAGACGGCCATCGCCGCCGTAAACGTGAAATACCGGCACAAGGGCCGTTGCATCACCTACGAGGCCGCGCAGGGCAGATGGGAGACGAAACAGTTCACCGGCACGAGCGTGGAGAGCTGGGAACAGGCCGCGAGCTGGGAGGATTTCGGCGGAGCCGGCACGATGAAGAGCCTGACGGTGAACGGCGAGAAGCAAATCCCCGATGCGGAGGGCAACGTGAGCCTGACCATCGATAAGCTGGAGGTTGACGAGAGCCTGAACGCCGAAAGCACGAACCCGGTCGAGAACCGTGCCGTGGCGGCGAAGCTGGGCGAGGTGGAAGCCAGTACCATCTTCGACAGCTCCGCCGAACTGAGCGATGACGAGACCACCGTCCACGTGAGCCTGAAGAACAAAAGCGGCGTCGAGGTGACTGGTTTCGACATCCCTGCCGGGAGCGGCGGTGGCGGCGGTGAGGGCAGCACGACGAAGATAGTGCTTGGCGCAAGCGTTGACAAGTCCACCGTCAAGGAAGGCGACCCGGTAAGGTTGACCTATACCTACGACCACCAGTACGGCAGCGGCGACGAGAAGGGCGAGAGTACCGGCCAGAAAGCGAAAATCACCGTCCAGGTGAGGCGCGGCGCCACCACCACCTATTCGGAGACGGTTCAGGATGTGAGCAAGGGCACCTACACGCTCGACCTGACGAAATACCTCCTTTCCGGCACGAGTGACATCTACGTGATAGCCGAGACCACCGATCCCACCACCGGCAAGGCGCAGAAGCGGCAGGCGTACGTTAGCGTGCGCAGCGTGACGCTGGCCCTGTCCAGCAGCTACAATATCGCCTCCGGCCTGGCTTCCGGCGGTTATGGCGCGCAGGAGACCGTGAACATCCCCTACGGTGTGAGCGGCACCGGCACGAAGGTGGTGACCCTTTACGTGGACGGCAAACAGCAGAACGCCCACACGGTCACCCGCAGCGGTACGACCAACAGCAGCTTCCCGCTCTCCATGTCCTCCCTGTCGGTAGGCCGGCATACCGTCCAGATGGTCGCCGAGATGGATGCCGGCGACGGCCTGACGCTCAAAAGCGAGAGCATCCATATCGATATCCTGAAGAGCGGCAGCAGCGTCCCCTACGTGGGGCTGATGGTCACCCACCGGGACGGCCGTATCCTCACCGGTGCCGACCACCTCTCCCCGGTCATCGAGGTGGGGCAGTACGAGAACTGCGAGTTCAAGTTTGCCGCCTACGATCCCGGTACCACCCCGGCGGGTGTGGGCATCTACAGGAACGGCACGCTTCTCCAGACGGTGAGCGTCCCGCGTACCGCCCAGACCTACCGGAACCGCTTCACGGAGCAGGGCCGGCAGCAGATGCAGCTGAAGGTCGGTGCCACCGCCTACACTTTCCACATTGACGTGGTCGGGAGCGGCATCGACATCAGCGAGGCCACCTACGGCCTTCAAGTGAAGCTTAGCCCGTCCGGCCGCAGCAACAGCGAGAGCGACCCGGCGCGGTGGGAGTATAACGGCGTGAAAACAATCTTCGAGGGCTTCGACTGGAGCAGCAACGGCTGGACGGGTGACAGCCTGAAACTGACGGGCGGGGCGAAGGCCGTCATCGGCTACCAGCTGTTCAAGGACGATGCCGGCGCCTCCGGCGCTACCATCGAGATGGAGTTCCGGGTATCGGGTGTGACGGACCGTCAGGGCGAGGTGATCAGCTGCATGGACAAGGGGAAAGGCCTTAGTGTCACGAGCGAGGAGGCGAGCATCAAGACCGGCACCATCCTGCACTACACGAACGAGGACGGCGAGGACGCGAGCCGTGAAATCAAGATCGGCACGAAGTTCGCCCCCGAGAAGTGGCTGAAGGTCGCCTTCGTCATCGGCAAACGCGGTGACGGGCGCCTGATGGAACTTTACGTGAACGGCAACCGTGCTGGCGCGGACATCTACGACAATAGCTACTACTTCCGCCAGGACACCCCGGCGGGCATCACCGTCGACAGCGCGTCCGCCGACGTGGAACTGAAGAACATCCGTATCTACAACCGTGCCCTGAGCGATGACGAAGTCCTGGATAACCGGATGGTGGATGCCGGCAGCAGCGACGACATGATGCGCCTGTACGAGGAGAACGACATCCTGGGCGGTAGCGGCGACGTCGATATCGACAAGCTGCGTGCCAAGGGGAAGGGCGTGATGCGCATCGTTCGCAAGGGCGGCCTTGACGAGGTGAACGAGACGAACAACAAGAAGACCGACTTCATCGCCGACGTCTATTTCTGGTCCCCTTTCGGCAAGGAGTACGACTTCGTCCTCCGCGACTGCTACATCCGGATCCAGGGTACCAGCTCCACGAAATACCCGAGCAAGAACATCCGCATCTACTTCACCAAGGGCGGCGCGAACCTCAGTTTCGAGATCAACGGTACCCCGGATCCCCTTGGCGGCAACAGGTACATGATGCGTCCCGGGAGCATCCCGATGGACCTGTTCTGCATGAAGTCCGACTATTCCGACTCGTCCATGACTTTGAATACCGGTGTGGCGAAGCTGTACAACGACACGATGCTTGAACTGGGCCTTCTGACCCCTCCGCAGCGTTACCAGCTGGAACAGGCCGGCGGTGACCTGAACGCGGTGAAGATCCGGCAGAGCATCGACGGTTTCCCCATCGACGTGTTCAGCGCGGAGACCGCCGACGGGGAGAGCACCTACTACGGGCAGTACAACTTCAACAACGAGAAGAGCAGGAGCGGCCGGCTGTTCGGCATGGAGGGGCTTGACGGTTTCACCCCTTCCTGCCCGATGACGCTGGAGACGCTGAACAACGGCGAGAGGGTCTGCCTTTTCCAGAGCTCCAGCGACGCGGACCTTGCCGCCGGTTTCGATGCCGGCCTGGAAACCAACTACCCGGACGACGTGAAATGGGCCGGCCTGAACACGTCCCAACAGTCCGCGCTGAAACGCCTTTTCGGCTGGATCCGGTCATGTGTCCCGGCAAACGCCACCGCGGACGACCTGGCCACTTTCGTGAGCGAAAAGTTCAGGACGGAAATCGGGCAGTATTTTGACGTGGACCACCTGCTGACCTACTACGTGCATACCGACTACTTCGCGAGCGTTGACCAGCGCGCGAAGAACATCCTCCTGCGTACCTGGGACGGGCTGGTCTGGTATACCACCTACTACGACGGTGACACCCAGCTTGCCAAGAGGAACGACTGTTTCCTTGCCTACGACTACACGATCGACCGTGACACGTGGGACGCGGAGGCCGGGAAATACGCCTTCGAGGGCCGCGATAGCTGGCTTTGGAACCTCGTGCTGGCCAACTTGCAGGACGAGCTGAAAGCCTGCGCCGCCGCTTACCGCGCGAAAATGACGGTCGAGCGCGTGCTGTCGATGCTTGACGTGGAACAGGCGGGCAACTGGAGCGACCGGGCGTACAACAAGAGCGGTTACCTGAAGTATATCCGCCCGAACATGGAAGAGGTTTACGGCAAAAAGTGGCCGTTTATCTACGCCCTCCAGGGAAGCAACGCGGCGCACCGCAGTTACTTCGTGAAGAACCGTTTTGCCCTTTTGGACGCCAAATACGGCACGAGCAACTTCACGAGTGACAACATCGACCTGTATATGGCCCGTGCCTCCTCCGATGCCTCCGACGTGGTGAAGATCACGGCGAGTGAGGTGTACGCTTTCGGTTACGGCACGAACAACAGCCCCAATATCGGGGGTACCGGCATCGTGGAGGGCGGCAAGGTGGCCACCCTTCAAATCACGGGGGCCTACACGGTAAACGACCCCCTGCGTATCTACGGCGCGAGCCGCATGCGTGTGCTTGACATGACCGGCGCCTCGGACCGCCTGAAGAACGGCTTTGACCTGGGTAAATGTATCGTATTGCGTGAGCTGAACCTGCAAAGCCCCTCCACCGGCTCGACGGGCTGGTGGCTGAACCTCGGCAGCTGCCGCCAGCTGCGTAAGGTGAACCTGCGCAACCAGGCACAGGCCAAGACCGGGAGCAACACCAGTACCGAGCTTGACTTTACGAACCAGACCAAGCTGGAGGAACTTGACGCGAGAGGCACGCAGGTGCAGAGCGTGACCTTCGCCAAGGGTGCCCCGCTGACGAGGGCCTGGCTTCCCGGCACGCTGACCGTGTTGAAGCTGGAATACCTGGGCAAACTGGCCACAAGCGGGCTCACGCTGGAGAACTACAGTAAAGTGAAGACGCTTATCGTTGACGGCTGCCCGGGTCTGAACTGGGAAACCCTGCTGAACCGCTGTTCCGGCGTGGAACGTATCCGTGTGACCGGCATCGACCGGGAAGACGACGGTACGTGGCTGAATCGGTTCATGAAGATGGGCGGCGTGGACGCAGAAGGCAACGCCACGGACACGTGCGCGCTGGCGGGTACGGTGCGCCTTACCAACTATGTCGAGGATGAGAGATACGAGGCGTTGAAAGCCCATTTCCCGGAATTGAACATCCTCCAGCCCGAATACACGATGATCGAGTCCGACGATGATGTGGCCGACGACGCCAATATCAGCAACCCGGACAACAGGACAGGTTACAAGTACGGTACGCCTTACAGGACGAGTGGGCATATCGCCGCCATCCTGAAACAGCGTTACCGTGTACTGGCGAAAGTGACCAGGAAGCCTACCACGCGCAGCGTGAAGATCGCGAATGTCGATACGACGGTGAACAACCTTGACGGCGAGATGACCTATTACCCGCTGGACGACGGCAATTCCAACCGTTACGCCGACGGCAGCGCCGCCAGACTTGACGGCAGCGAGGGCGACTGGATGATGTTCGAGCCGTTTTTCTGGTCAAAGGGCATCAATGACTACCTGAACGGCAAGCATTACTCCTGCTACAGCAGCAAGGGCCGGGACGACATGCCCTCCGTCCCTGACGCCGATATCCTCACGCTGGATGACATCAAGGAAGCCGGCGGCTACCTGAGCGGTCGTAAGATCATGAGCGGCAAGGACACGCTTGCGAACAGTTACAGTGCCGACACCACGTATTCCGTCTGCAAGGTGAACGTCAGTGGTCACAAGCGTGTCCGGTTCCCGAGCGTTCCCGGTACGAACCTTGTCGGCAGCGTGTTCACTGACAATGCCGGTACCGTAGTCAGTTCCATCGTTGTTCCGACCCTCTCCAACAAGTTCGAGGCGGGCATGTACCTGATCGCTGACGTTCCTGCCGGTGCCACAGCGCTGCACTTCTCCGTTCTGAACACCGCGGAGTTCGACAAGGTAGTGCTTTCCAATTCCGACAGGATCGAGGAGATGGAGCCGGACTGGGTAGCCAATGACGAGCACCTTTGTGCGGTCGTGGGCAGTTCGGTTGTCGGTTCCAAGCTCCGCGCCTGTATCACCGGCGGCAGCACCACGGCGAGCATGAGCTGGGCCGACTTCCATTATTACTCGGTACAGCGCGGCATGCAGCAGATTGACGCGCTGATGCACTCCCGTATCGCCAACCTCTTCTACGCCGCCTATGGCCGTCGTGACAGTCAGGAACAATGCGGCGCGGGCCAGCATACTAACAGCCGTATCACCGGCGGTACCGCTTCACGCGGCATGACCGATACGATCGGTTATGAAGAGGCGCACGCCATCAACCCGAACGTGACGAATTCGCTTGTGGACGACATGGTCCACCAGTACGCCTGGTACCGGGGCGAGGATGACTACGGCGGTGCTACTGTCACGCAGGTGAACAATATCTGTTGTCTTGGCTACGAGGATATCTACGGTCATAAGTATGACATGATGGACGGTGTTGATCTTCCTAATGACAGCGGCAACGCCGGCAAGTGGCGCATCTGGATGCCTGACGGCACGACCCGCATGGTGAAAGGGGGTACAGGTTCGGGCGTATGGATAACGGCCGTTGCACATGGCAAGTACATGGACGTGGTTCCGGTGGGCTCCGTTTCGGGTTCTTCCTCGACGCATTACTGCGATATGTACTACATATCTACCGCAGCCAGCCGTGTGGTTTATCGTGGCCACAGCAACGCGACCCCGTATGGCGGTGTCTCGATGTCGAATGCGTATTACGATTTCTCGGATACGAGCGCGGGCGTCGGTTCTCGTCTGGCCTTCCGCGGCCGGCTCGTCAAGGCGGCGAGCGTCGCTGCGTTCAAGTCGATAAGCGAGGTGGCATGATCGGTCGCGTAAAGCGTCAAAGCGGGAGCGAAGCGACGAAACGTCCGGTGTTCCCCGAACAAGGGGAACGCCGTTCTTTACGGGCGTCAGCCCGTTGAAAAATTTTTGTTTCCGGGGTTTTGTACCTGTTTGTTAAATAATAATTTATGAAAAATCGTACTTTTGCATTCAAGTTAAAAGGTGGCGCTTCCCCATAAGCCGTGTGGTTTATCGTGGCAACAACAACGCGAACCCGAATGGCGGTGTCTCGATGTCGAATGCGAATAACGATTTCTCGAATACGAACACGAACGTCGGTTCTCGTCTGAACAACAATCGAAAAGGAATTTTAATCGGCGTACAACACCGGGGACTTGTCCCCATCGTGGTGCCGAGGGAAGCAAGCCTCAGTAACAGCAGCCTTTTCGGGGCTGGAAAACTGAAAAATAGAGTGTCGGGTAGGGTTTGGTAGGCCGGAAACGGTTCGAAGAAGCCGGGCCCGGGGGATTGAAGGCCCCGTATTAAAAACAAGAAAAGGTATTTATGCGCAGAGTTGGTCATATCATCGAGGAGATTGTGGAGCCTTCCAACATGGAGGCCTCGTTCCGGCAGGTCCTTCGCGGCAGGAAACGTAAACGCAGCCGCCAGGGGTGCTATCTGCTTGCGCATAAGCCCGAGGTATTGGAGGAACTGACCGCGCAAATTGCATCCGGCACTTTCCGGGTGAAGGACTACCGTGAGCGTGAGATTGTGGAGGGCGGGAAACTACGCCGGATTCAGGTGATCCCGATGAAGGATCGTATTGCCGTGCATGCCATTATGGCGGTGGTGGACCGCCATTTGCGGAAACGTTTCATCCGTACTACCTCTGCCAGTATCAAGAAACGGGGAATGCACGACCTTCTGGCGTATATCCGTCGTGATATGCGTGAGGATCCGGAAGGTACGCGTTACTGCTACAAGTTCGATATCACGAAGTTCTACGAGAGTGTGAAACAGGATTTCGTGATGTATTGCGTGAACCGGGTTTTCAAGGACTTCAAACTTATGGCCATGCTGGAGAGTTTTGTCCGTCTGATGCCCGATGGTTTGAGTATCGGGCTACGCAGCTCGCAGGGTCTGGGTAATTTGCTTTTGTCTGTGTTTTTGGACCATTATTTGAAGGACAGGTATGCCGTCCGTCATTTCTACCGTTATTGTGATGACGGCGCTATACTGGGTAAAACGAAAGCGGAATTGTGGAAGATTCGTGATGCCGTCCATGGGCATATTCAGCGGGTCGGTCTCGATGTGAAGGAGAACGAGCGCGTGTTTCCCCTGGACGAGGGCATCGATTTTCTGGGGTATGTGACTTTCGGTGCGGACCACGTCCGCCTGCGCAAGCGCATCAAGCAGAAATTCGCCCGAAAAATGCACGAGGTAAAATCGAGAAGAAGGAGGCGTGAGCTGATAGCGTCGTTCTACGGGATGGCCAAGCACGCCGACTGTCATACGTTGTTTAAAAAATTAACAGGCAAAGACATGAGATCATTTAAAGACTTGAACGTCGCTTATAAGCCCGAAGACGGCAAAAAGCGATTTCCCGGGGTGGTGGTAAGCATCCGGGAACTGGTAAACTTACCGATTGTAGTGAAGGACTTCGAGACGGGCATCAAGACCGAGCAGGGAGAAGACCGCTGTATCGTGGCCATCGAGCTGAACGGCGAGCCGAAGAAGTTCTTCACCAACAGCGAGGAGATGAAGAACATCCTCTCGCAAGTGAAAGAGATGCCCGACGGCTTTCCTTTTGAAACAACCATCAAGACGGAAACCTTCGGGAAAGGTCGAACCAAATACGTATTTACATGAAACGAGTTGAAGGAACAGCCGGGGTGAAGCTGCTGGAATGCGTGAACCCGGTGAAGAACACGTGGCGCGTCCGTTGGGACGTGCGGGAAAGGGAGGACGGTTCTGCCGACTATATGGAGGAGAACTTTTTAGGGAAGCCCTCCGGTGAGATAATAAGAAGCGTTATCCTGGGCTGGTACAACGAACAGATCGACCGGGAGATACTTTCCGGCTTCGTTTACGAGGGTATGCCGGTGTGGCTGTCAAGCGAGAACCAGTTCAACTATAAGGCGACCCACGACCTTGCCGTGCAGAACGGCGGCGCGACGCTTCCGGTGACGTTCAAGTTCGGGACGGATGAGGAGCCCCGGTACCGGACGTTCGGGAAACTGGAGGAACTGACGGACTTCTATACGAAAGCCATGAAGCACATCCAGGATACACTGGCTGACGGCTGGAAAAAGAAAGACGATTTTGATCCGGAGAAGTACCGGGTGGAATAAATCCTTCGGGGGAGGATAAGAAAAAAGCCCCCGGCCTGTTAAAAAGTAACGCCAATCACTTTTATAAACATGAAACGCCAAACCGCGCGACCGGGGGCAAATACCCTCTGTCACGGTTTGACGTTTTTTTGTTGTCTAAAAAATGATTGGCGATGCAAAGATATAATTTTTTTGTTGTATGAAAGTGATTGAGATACTAAACTTTAACCGGGAGCTGTTGAAAAGGCTCCAGGCGGCCGGCATCCGTCTGGAGGATGCCCGGTATATCGACCTGTACGCGGACTATACCCGTCTGTTGGACCAAGGTGAGAAGGTCTCGTATGCCGTGGCCGTACTGTCCGAGAAATATTCGGTGAGCGAGCGCAAGGTTTATGCCTTGGTAAAACGCTTCCAGAGTGACTGCAAGACGCTTGCAGTGTGAACGGGGTGTTTTATGCCGTAGGGAGTGCCGTTTCCCCTTATCTTTAGGGTGTTTCAATTTTAGAAGGAGGAAATGGCTATGAACAAGTATTACCGTATCCTGGACAAGATTCTTGTCGCGGGAAAAACACAGACCAACAAGAAGGGAAACATACAATACCTTCTGAACGAGCAGCTGTCGCTGACACCGGCGGACTTGCTTGACATATTCGAGGGGCATAATATCGCCCGCAAGAAACTCCGCAGCGAGCTCCAGCTGTTCATGCAGGGGGAACGAAACGTGGAGAGGTACCGGGAGGCTGGCATCAACTGGTGGGATTATTGCGGTTCCATCCTGGTGAACAGTTACCCCACATATTTTGAGAAGCTGCCGCCGTTGATAGCGAAAATCAACCGGGAGAAACGCAACAGCAAGAACTACGTGCTTTTCCTGGGTGAGACCGGTGCGGAAAGCAACCAGGCGCCCTGCCTGAGTCTGGTACAGTTCCAGCTGGATGGTGGTGAACTGGTTCTGTCCGCCTACCAGCGCAGCAGCGACGCGAACCTCGGGCTGCCTTCCGACATTTACCACCTGTACCTGATGGCCCGGCAGATAGAACTTCCCCTGAAGTCGATCACCCTCTACCTGGGCAATGTACATATCTACGAGAATAATATCCCGGGTACACGTGCGTTGATCGCCGGTGACGAGACGGTCCGCTTCGGGCTGAACGTGTGATTTGCTGTATATGCCTTGCAGCGGGAACAGTTCATTTTTCCCGCTGTTTTTCGTTTATTCTGGGGACCTTTGCGGCCGTTTTAAAGCAGAATGAAATGAGAAAGATGTATTTGTCCGCCCCGCTTCCTTTCGTGGGGCAGAAACGCATGTTTGCGAAGGAGTTTATCAAGGTGCTGGGGCAGTTCCCGGACAGCACCGTGTTTGTGGACCTGTTTGGCGGTTCTGGCCTGCTGTCACATATTACCAAATGTGTCAGGCCTGATGCCGTCGTTGTGTATAATGACTTCGACAACTACCGCCAGCGGCTTGCGAATATCCCGGCCACCAATGTGCTGCTATCCGATTTGCGCCGGATAGCTGAAGGGGAACCCAGAAACCAACGTATAACCGGGGAGGTTCGCGATAAAATGTTTGCTCGTATTGAGAGGGAAGAGAAGGAGCACGGCTACGTGGATTATATTACGATTTCCGCATCTTTGTTGTTCGCCATGAAGTACGTGACTTGTTTGAAAGAAATGAAGAAAGAGACCATCTACAATAGGATTCGGAGGACTGATTATCCCGAAGCGGAAGATTACCTGAAAGGAATTACCGTCACCTGTGAGGATTATAAGGAAGTATTCAAACGTTATAAGGATGTTCCGGGCGTGGTGTTCCTGGTCGATCCGCCGTACCTTTCCACTGAAGTGGGAACCTACAAAATGTATTGGCGCCTGGCTGACTATTTGGACGTGTTGAACGTGCTGAAAGGACATGCGTTCGTGTACTTCACCTCGAATAAGTCTTCCATCCTGGAACTGTGTGACTGGATGGGGCGGAACCCGTTTCTTGGCAACCCGTTCAAGGAATGTAGAAAGGTGGAGTTCAATGCAAGCGTGAACTATAACTCCAAGTACACGGACATGATGCTATACACGGTACCGGATGAGGTGACAGGTGTGGCAGCCTGATACTGTATGAAGATAGTAAATTGTTTTGAACCGGCAATGGCTTTTGAATGATATTTTAAAACCGTTCAAAGGGTGTTCAAACGAAAAGGAAACGGTGGGCTCTGGTCATGCAGGACAGGACCGGGCTCACCGTTTTTCTGGTACGCGTCGTTTTTGTACTTTTTGAAACGCGTCGTTTTTGTAAAGTGGCACGTTTCGTTTTTCCGGATTTAAGTAATCCTGTAGAGTTCGCCCATAGCAATTTCCCGTCATTCAGCCGACATACAT